ATTCACCCGATAATGAAGGCCTTGCCTCGCGTGCGCGCGCGAAGGCAGCAGATGATATGGTCGCGGAGAGCATCCTAATTGCCGACGAGACCGATGTGGAAGAGGTGCAGAAGGCGCGTCTGCGCGTACAGACGCGCCAATGGGTCGCAGAACGCTGGAATCCTGCTGCATACGCGCAGAACAAGATGCCAAGCGTCCAAGTCAACCTGTCTGGCATGAGGCTGGACGCATTGCGACGCATTGAGGTGGTCGAGGACATATCCACAGAAAACAGCGCGAAGTTGTCCTAGTTGTCCACAGTTGCGTGGAAACTGGCAGAGTTATCCACATTTATGCTTACAAACCTGTGGATAACAGCAAAATAACTTTACATAATGAACATAGTGTAAAGCAGACAAATACGACGATATGCGGATGTGTAGGATTCATGCGCTCTGCTAGAAGAGTGGTCACTTACTAACCGATTCTGCCTGACTGATTCGGGTTTACCCCCCCCTTCGATCTGCGCGACGGGGCGGGCTGAAACTGCACCCCGACAGTTATCGACTTAACACCCCCCCCACTACCCCTCCCCACAGCACCACTCTTCCCCTAAAAAAAATAAAAAAAATCAAGGCACAATTCCCCCATGACGACAAAATCAATTCCACAAGAAAAAAAGAAACTACACCCCGATGTGGTGGCAAAGATAGAACGCATCCAAGACAAGAGGGAAGACGAACTCAGCAAGAATCCCTTTGTTGCGTTCACCATCCGCTACAAGAACAACCCCGTGCTCTTCGTCAAGGAAGTCTTAAAAGCCAACCCCGACACTTGGCAAGAGACATTCCTAATGCACATCGCAAAGGGCAACCGCAGAATCTCAGTCAGGTCAGGTCATGGCGTAGGCAAGTCCACAGCAGCGAGCTGGGCGATCATCTGGTATCTGCTCTTGCGGTATCCCGTCAAGGTAGTGGTCACCGCCCCCACAAGCAGCCAACTCTACGACGCGCTCTTTGCGGAACTAAAGCGCTGGGTGAAGGAACTGCCTGAGACCTTGCGGGATATGCTTGAAGTCAAGCAAGACCGTATCGAGGTCAAGGAGGCAGCGACAGAGGCTTTCGTCTCAGCGAGAACCAGTAGGGCAGAGCAACCCGAAGCCCTGCAAGGTGTCCACTCAGAGAATGTGATGCTGGTAGCTGACGAGGCATCTGGCATCCCAGAGGCTGTTTTCGAGGCTGCTGCTGGCTCGATGTCTGGACACAATGCCGTGACCCTACTGCTGGGCAACCCCGTGAGAAGCTCAGGATTCTTCTACGACACCCAGAACCGACTTGCAAATGACTGGGTGACGATGAAAGTCTCTTGCGTGGACTCTCCTCGCGTCTCAGATGCCTATGTCGAAGAGATGAAGGCGCGGTACGGGGAAGAGTCGAATGCTTACCGAATAAGGGTACTAGGCGAGTTCCCAAGGTCTGACGACGACACCATCATCCCAATGGAACTGTTGGAACTCGCCAAGCACAGGGATGTAGAGACAAGTCAACACGCAAAACTGATCTGGGGATTGGATGTAGCACGCTTTGGTGGGGATAGAAGTGCTCTAAGCAAAAGACAGGGCAACGCACTCATAGAACCCACAAAGACTTGGAAGAATCTAGACCTGATGCAACTCACAGGCGCAGTCGTCGCAGAGTGGGAAGCCTTAGCCCCAAGCCAGAGACCCCATGAGATCATGGTCGACAGCATCGGTCTTGGCGCTGGTGTCGTTGATCGGTTGCGGGAACTTGGGTTGCCTGCTCGCGGCATCAATGTCTCAGAGTCCCCCGCGATGGGTACGACTTACAGGAACTTGCGCGCAGAACTTTGGTACAAGGCAAAGGCGTGGTTTGAGGCGCGTGACTGTCGTATCCCCAATGACGAGGAGCTGGTGGCAGAACTGGCTACCGTGAGGTACTTCTTTACATCTAGCGGGAAGATGCAGGTCGAGGGTAAGGACGACATTAGAAAGCGTGGTTTGAAGTCGCCCGATAAAGCAGACAGCTTTGTCCTGACCTTCGCAAGCGACGCAGCCGTAGGAATGTTTGGGGCTAACGCAAGCCAGAAGTGGTCTCAGCCGTTGCGTAGAAACCTCTCACGGGTTGCATAATTCGGGTATCCCAATCAAGGAGTCATTGACATGATGAAGAAGACAAAGACAGAAAAGAAAATTTCTAAAGTTTTTAATGAATATAAGGCGGGGAAGTTGCATAGCGGTGCTGGCGGTAAGGTTGTAAAGAACCCTAAGCAAGCCTTGGCTATTGCCCTGTCCTCTGCTGGCGTAAAACAAAAAGGTAAAAAGTAATCATGGCTACCTCATACCCCAAGCACCTTCAAGGCGCAATGGACCAGATGATGTCCGAGAGCGACACCAGCCAATGTCCAATGCCAACGCAAGACATCACACTCAATCTGAAAAACCGCGCCAAGGCGATTACTACTGCGAAGTACGGTCCTGAGAATCCGAAGCTGCCTAACACCCCATTCTGGGCAAAGAAGGCAGACGCATGGGATGTGACTGTTGACGATGCCAAACAATCCCTTTGCGGAAACTGCGCAGCGTTTAATGTCTCCGACAAGATCAAAGAGTGCATTGCACAAGGCATCGGCAACGAGGCAGACCCGTGGGGAACTATCAAGTTAGCTGATCTAGGCTACTGCGAGATATTCGACTTCAAGTGCGCAGCGTCCAGAACCTGTGATGCTTGGGTCGTTGGCGGTCCTAATACTGGCGAAACTGAAGACGAAGGCGAAGACATGGGCGAAGGCGAGATGGAGGACGAAGAATGAAAGCAGGTCTCTATTCCAATATTCAAGCAAAGAGAGCACGCATCGCTGCTGGCTCTGGCGAGAAGATGAACAAGGTCGGCTCTAAGGCTGCTCCTAGTGCTGCCGACTTCAAGGCTGCTGCCAAGACTGCCAAGAAGCCAAAGGCTAAGAAGTGAGTGCAGCATGGCAACGCAAAGAGGGCAAGTCACCAACTGGTGGCTTGAACGCTAAGGGTCGTGCCTCGGCTAAGGCTGAAGGCATGAACCTAAAGCCCCCTGTGAAGTCAGGCGACAACCCCAGACGCGCCAGCTTTCTCGCTCGTATGGGCAATATGGCTGGACCAGAGTACAAGGACGGTGAAAAGACCCGTCTTCTCTTGAGTCTCAACGCATGGGGGGCTAGTTCAAAGGCAGACGCTAGAGCGAAGGCAAAAAGTATTTCCGCAAGGAATAAGGCTAAAAAGTGATCCCAATCTGCATATCGACGGTACACGGCAAGGGTTTGCCAGTCCTATTGGAGTCGATCAAGCAATACGCACCAGAGGCGTTTGTTTACTTGCGTGGCACAGAGAGAGTCGTCTCTGGCTACAAGAATGCGAGGCTAATCTTTGGCGAACCTCGTAACTTTGGCGACGACTACAACGAAGTAATAGACGACGCTCTGAAGTACGCACAGGCGTGCATCGTCTGCAACGACGATGTGGTGCTGACACCGAACTCCTACCAGCGCCTACTCGAAGATGTGCAAGTGATCCGCGAGTTAGAACCCAATGTCGGTTGGGTTGGCGCTCGAAGTGACTGCGTGAGACCGTCACAAAACATCAGATACAACCCTGACGGTGATCCGCTTTACATGAATCGCTTTAAGTCCGAGCAGTTTATTCGCCCGACAGAGAACATTTCCCCCATCTTTGCGTACATCTCCAGAGACGCATGGCATCACGGCAGGTTTGGACCACTCAACTGGTATTCAGACGATGTGAGTTGCGCAGACCTCACAAGTCAAGGCTATCGGCACTTTGTCTCTAGCGCCTATGTGCATCATGTCGGCAGCCAAACCATTGGCGAGAACGCACAACAACTTGTTGCCGAGGCTTTGCCTTGGATAAAAGAGAACCGTCCACAGTATGTCGAACACTTCTTTGGTACTTAATCTAGGCTCTGGCAAGGACTTTCGAGAAGACTGCATCAACGCAGATGTGCAGCTAAGGACTAAGCCAGACTGGTTACTCGACATCTGCAATGTCCCTTGGGGCGACGCTATTTCCACACGACTCGGTGACTTTGACATCGAACCAGAGATGTTTGACGCAATATTGGCTAACGATGTGCTTGAGCATTTGCCTGATTTGGTCGGTGCAATGACGAGCTGCAAGAAGTTATTGAAGGTTGGTGGCGAGATGCGCATCCATGTGCCTTATGACCTGAGCTATGGCGCTTGGCAAGACCCAACGCACCTGAGAGCATTCAACGAAAAGTCGTGGCTTTACTACTGCGACTGGCATTGGTATCTTGGGTGGGAAGACAGGTTTTACATGACGCACTTGGAATTTCGTCTCAATCCATTCGCACAAGACCTAAAATTGACACAGGAAGAATTACTGAGGACTCCGCGAGCTGTGGACTCCATGTATGTCGTATTGACTAAGGGTACAAAATGAATATCACCAACGAGCTGGGATTGAGCACAGACATCGCGTCGCAGGTTGACCCGACACTCACCCCTATGACAGACACCGACTTAGAGGCGATCATGGGTCAAGAGATCACAGACGCTGTGAGCTATATCGATTCTGACCTCTCGCCTATCCGCGCTCGCGGTACTGAGTATTACCGAGGAGACCCCTTCGGTAACGAGGAAGATGGACGCTCGCAAGTCGTGGCGATGGAGGTGCGCGACACCGTGTCTGCCATGCTGCCGTCCTTGATGCGTGTGTTTTTCTCCACAGAGAACACGGTGGAATTTGTCCCTCGCGGTCCAGAGGATGTAGAAAACGCACAGCAAGCCACAGACTATTGCAACTATGTTTTCAACAACGACAACAACGGTTTTATGGTGGCATACGCCACATTTAAAGACGCTCTTGTAAGGAAGTGTGGCATTGTCAAGGCGTGGGTTGAGGACACCGAGTCTGTCCGAATTGAGGAATATTCGGGTCTAGATGACCAGACATTGCAGATCGTCATGCAAGAGGGCGACGCAGATGTGAAGATCGTTGCGAGTTACCCAGACGAGACCATGCAAGGCGCAATGCAGATCGATCCTATGACGGGTCAACCTATGCCCCCAGCAATGATCCATGATGTGCAGATCAAGCGTAAGGTGACAGACAAGCGTATCCATGTGGCGTGCTTACCGCCAGAAGAATTACTGCTTTCTCGTCAAGCAATGTCGTTCAAAGACGCACCTTTTATCGGTCACCGCAAGATGGCGACTGTGGCTGAGTTGATCTCTATGGGGTACGACGAAGACGAGGTGATGGATTATGTTGGCTCGTCCGACTTGAACGACAACGAAGAGGCTCTGGCACGCGCACCATTGGCAAATAACCAGTATTTGACAGAGAGCGCAAACCCGATGATGCAGAGAGTTCTCTATGTCGAGGGTTACGCTAAGGTTGACTTTGATGGCGACGGCATCCCTGAGTTGCGCAAGATGTGCTTCATGGGTGCTGGCTACAAGATGGTTCGCAATCTGCCAGCGTCATACATCCCGTTTATTGAATTCCCATGTGACCCAGAACCCCACACCTCACCACTTGAGGCAATGTCGATCTTTGACATTACTAGAGACTTACAAGAGATCAAGTCCGAAGTCATGCGCAATACCTTGGATTCGCTGGCGCAGTCAATCCATCCGCGCACCGTGATCGTTGAGGGTCAGGTCAACATTGATGATGCCTTGAACAACGAGACGGGTGCGATCATTCGTGCGCGTGCTCCGAACATGGTTCAAGCCTTAACTACTCCATTCGTTGGTCAGGCTGCCTTCCCTGTCTTGGACTACCTAGACCAGATCAAGGAAGGTCGCACAGGGATGTCAAAGGCATCTATGGGCTTGAACCCAGATGCGTTGCAGTCTTCAACTAAGGCTGCCGTGGCTGCCACAGTAAGCGCCAGCCAAGGACGCATTGAGCTGACTGCGCGTCTCATGGCTGAGGGCATGAGGGAGCTGTTTAAGACGATTCTTTTCTTGGTCACGACTCACCAAGACAAGCCACGCATGATCCGCTTGCGTAACCGTTGGGTGCAGATTGACCCACGCGCTTGGGACAACACGATGGATGTCAACATCAATATCGGTCTGGGTAATGGCGACACCAATGAGCGTATTGCAACCATGATGCAGATACTCGCCAAGCAAGAATCCATCCTTAACCAGTACGGTCTTGAGAACCCCGTGGTGTCCCCGCAGATGTATGTGCGCACCTTGAAGAAGGTCGTCGAACTCTCAGGATTCAAGGACGCATCGAGCTACTTTGCGGATATTCCAGACGGCTGGAAAGCACCACAAGCACCACAAAAGCCGACTCCAGAAGAGGTGCTGGCTCAGGTGCAAGCCGAGTCTATTAAGGCTGACATCCAGAAAAAGGCTGCCGATCTTGAGTTACAGCGCCAGAAGATGATCCGCGACGACGACTTCAGACGCGATCAACTTAACCAAGATAGACTACTTCGTCAGTACGAACTTGAGTTAAAGTACAACACACAGGTGAGCACCGCGCAAATTGTTGCGGAGCAGAATGTCAACCGCGAGGTTGTGAAAGAACAAAGTGCATTGGTACAACAGGCGATGGCGCAAGCCCAGCCAGCACCAATGCAACCCATCAACCCACAAGGAATGGTCTAAGTGAGCAAACAAGAAGAAGATGTAAGAAAAGGCAAGAAGGCTGAGTCGCTAATCGCTGACGAGGCTTTCTCAACTGCTTTGTTGAAGATGGAGAACGATGCCGTCTGGCTTTGGAAGGATACGAAGCCAGAGGACACCGTGAAAAGAGAACACGCTTGGCATATGTTGCGTGCGATTGACAACTTCCGAACCGAGATCAGCAAGATCATGGACAACGGAAAAGTCGCACAGCGCCAGATTGAGCGTGAACAAAAGTCGTTGGTGTAAAGGACTAGGAAATGGAAAACCAAACCCCTATGTCTGTGGCTGATGCAGCCAGTGCTCTTGATCAGATGATGTTGCCGTTAGACGGAGAACAGCAGAAAACTGACAAGGCGCGTTTGACTGAGGAAGATACTTCCGATGTCGCGGTCTCTGTTGATGAAGAATTGGATGTGCAAGACGACGAATCCAATGAAGAAACGACAGAGGAACAATCAGAGTTAGATGAAGAAACCGAAGAAGAAGAAAAGCCAGCCGAGGTCTACACCGTCAAAGTTGACGGTAAAGAGGTCGAGGTCACGCTAGACGAACTTCAAAAAGGATATTCTCGAACTCAGGATTACACACGAAAGACACAACAGATCGCTGAGACCCGTAAGGCTGTCGAGGCTGAGGCTGCTGCTATTCGTGCCGAGCGTGAACAGTACGCCCAGTTATTGGGAGCGTTAAAACAGCAACTTGAGTCAACTGAAGCACCTGTCGATATGGATCGTCTTTATAACGAAGACCCCATTGAGTGGGTGAGACAGTCAGAAGTGATGCGCCAGAAGCAAGACAAACTCGCAGCTATTCAGTCTGAACAGCAGCGACTGTCCCAGCTCACAGCGCAACAAAGAGCACAGGAAATGCAAGCTCACCTTGCCTCACAGCAAGAAGCCCTGATCCAAGCCGTACCTGAGTGGAAAGATTCCAAGAAGGCACAGGCTGAAAAGGCTCTACTCGTTGAATTCGGTAAAAAGATCGGATTCAGCGACGAAGAACTCAAGAATGTCTATGACCACAGAGCAGTTATTGCGTTGCGTAAAGCAGCACTCTATGACCAGATGATGTCCAAGCGTGGGCAGATCAAGCCTGTGATCAATAACGGTCCTCGCCCTGCCAAGCCTAGTGCAGCAGGTCGCGTCTCTACAACAACTGAAAGTACACGCGCAAAACAGCGTCTTGCAAAGTCAGGTCGCGTCAATGACGCTGCCTCCGCAATAGAACTTCTTTTGAAATAGGACACTCAAATGGCAATCGTAACCAACACATTCACCACATTTGATGCGAAGGGTATCCGCGAGGACTTATCCAACATCATCACTAACATCGCTCCCGAAGAGACTCCTTACATGAGCAATGTCGGTCGTGAGTCAATCAGCAATTCATTGTTTGAGTGGCAAACCGACACATTGGCTTCTGCTGCTGCTAACAAGCAGTTAGAGGGCGACGATGTAACTTCCTTCGATAGCGTTACTGCTACTGTGCGTTTGCAAAACTATGCACAGATCAGCCGTAAGACTATCGTCTTGTCTGCAACTGAAGAGACCGTCAACAAGGCTGGTCGTCGCTCTGAATTGGCATACCAAATTGCCAAGCGTAGCGCTGAGTTGAAGCGTGACCAAGAGTTCTCCATGTTGAACGGTGCTGTCGCTGCTGCTGGCAACACTACAACTGCTCGTGGTACTGCTTCATTGCAAGCCTTCATCAAGACCAATGTGGATATGCAGACTAACGGTGCTAACCCATCGTATACGACTGTACCTACCAGCGCCCGTACCGACGGTAATGTGCGTACCTTTACAGAAACCATCTTGAAGAATGTTATTCAACAAGTTTGGACTGCTGGTGGCACACCAAAAATCTTGATGACTGGTCCAGTCAACAAGCAGCGCGTGTCTGGCTTCTCTGGTATCGCTTCAGCTCGTTACAACCTCAATGGTGGTGACCGTCCTGCAACGATCATCGGTGCTGCCGACATTTATGTGTCTGACTTCGGTCAAGTGCAAGTCGTGCCTAACCGCTTCCAGCGTGAGCGTGACGCTTTCGTGATCGATCCAGATTACGCAAAAGTGACTATGTTGCGTCCTTACCAACAAGTTGAGTTGGCAAAGACTGGCGACGCTGAGAAGCGTATGCTGATCGTTGAGTGGGGTCACAAAGTGTTGGCAGAAAATGCCCACGGCATTGCTGCTGACTTGATCACATCTTGATCTAACTAACGAGAGGGTCTGGGGTAACTCAGACCCTTTTTTTACATGAGCGAAAAAAGACTATTTAGTACAGACGCAGAACAGGGAATAACCCGTTATTTCCATTTTGACGACGAGACAGGGCAAGCAACGATCCAGACACAACAAGATGTCTCAGCGATCATTGAAGAGAATAAGCAAGAGTACGCACAGGTTGATGAGCGTGCTCGTTGGGGCGAGTGGAGCAGAGTCGCCAGTATCCCGATGTCTATCTACTTTCAGTTAAAGGCTGAAGGTAAATTGGACGATCAGGAGTACATGAAAAAATGGTTAAACGACAGCGATAACCAATACTTTAGAACAAGAGCAGGAAAAGTATGACACCAAACTACATTGCAGTCTGCACACCAGCGCGTGACATGGTTCACGCAAACTACACCTTCTGTATGGTCAACATGGTCGCGTATCACACCATCAATACGATGGATGCCGTGTCCCTAAAGATCATGCAAGGGACTCTGATTCAGAATCAGCGTGCTGACTTGTGCCTAGACGCAATGCGTGAGGGTTGTACCCATGTCTTGTTTGTTGACTCAGACATGACTTTCCCACAAGACATGATCGAGAGACTAATGAAGCACGATCTAGACATCGTTGCAACGAACTGTGCAAGACGTAGGATGCCAACAGGACCGACTGCACAGAATGAGGTTAACGGTGAGAGACAGCTCGTCTACACGATGCCAGAGTCAACAGGCATTGAGGAAGTTCACTCTATTGGCATGGGCGTGATGCTCATCAAGCGCAGAGTGTTTGAGCGTTTGAGTGAACCTTGGTTTGAGACTCCTTGGCGTACCGATAAGCGTGGCTATATTGGTGAGGACATTTTCTTTTGCCGTAAAGCACAGGCTGCTGGCTTTAAAATCTACATAGACCACGATGTGTCGAAGGAAATCGGACACATTGGGACTTTTGAATTCAAGCACGATCACACTTGGGTGATGCGTGATCTTGAGAAAGCAGAAAAGGCTGAAGATGGCGCTAACAACCTATGCTGAGTTAAAGACATCTGTCGGGGACTGGCTTAATCGCTCAGACCTGACTACTGCTATTCCTGACTTTATCTCTCTTGCAGAAGCTCAGATCGAGCGTAATCTGCGCACCAGACAGATGGTTGCACGCTCTACGGCAACCATAGACACAGAGTACGCAGCCGTACCAGCAGACTTCCTTGAAACTAAGTCCTTCAAGTTAGACACTAATCCACCAACACCATTGCAGTTTGAGACTATCGACTCAATGGACAACTTGTCTGTCGTCTACAACTCGTCAGGCAAGCCAGCGTATTTCAGCGTGGTGGGTGGACAGTTTCGCTTTGTGCCGATACCAGACACTTCGTACACGGGTGAACTCACCTATTACGCAAAGTTGAGTAAGTTATCAACTAGCAACACAACAAACTGGCTATTGACTGCTGCACCCGATGTTTATCTCTATGGTGCTCTTATGCAAGCAGCACCGTACCTGCAAGATGATGCGAGAATTGCTACATGGGCATCGCTCTACAAGACGGGTCTTGAAGAGGTCAAACAAGCCGATGACCGTGGCGCTACATCTGGTGGCACTCTAATCACACGCGCAAGAACTTTGGGATAAGGGAAAGATATGTCATCTTTTAGCGACTACACCGAGAATCTAGTTCTCAACTATTTACTAACCACTAACTCTGTAACTCGTCCAACTGCTTGGTATGTTGGCTTGTTTACGGCTGCCCCGTCTGATACGGGTGGCGGTACTGAGGTCTCTGGTAGTTCTTACGCTCGCGTTGCTACTGGAAGTATCACGGTCTCAGGCACAGCCACAACCGCAACAAATGCAGCAGCCATTGAGTTTGCAGCATCAAGCGGTTCATGGGGTTCTATCGGTTGGGCAGCAATCTTTGATGCGTCTACTGGTGGCAATATGCTTGCATGGGCAGCATTGACCACAGCACGCACCATCAATAGTGGCGATGTCTTTCGCATCCCTGCTGGTAGCTTAACAGTCACCCTGACCTAATCATGGCAGCATACGGCTCTGGACCATACGGGCAGGGCAAGTACTCCTACGGGGTAAGCCTTGGGGCGTTTGCAGTTACCGCAAGCAGTACCGTTGCCATTGCTGGCACTCGCGTCTGCATTGGCGCGTTTTCTCCTTCAGACACAAGCACAGTCGTCATTGATGGCGTAAGGGTCGCATTTGCGTCGATGTCGATACTCGATGCGATGGTGATGACGGTCGACGGCAACATCATTACTAGCGGTGCTTTTGATATTGTTGCTGGTAGCGAACTTATCATTAACGGTGGATTAGTCGTTGATGGCGCGTTTGGAATTTCAGACGAATCTTTGATGTCGGTTTCTGGCGTGAAAAAATGGGAAAATCTAGAAGACACATCGGAAACATGGGACGCAATCTCAGACACTCCAGAGACTTGGACACCAATCTCCGATAACAGTAATTCTTGGCAAATTGCCGCATGAGGTGAAATATGGCTGACTCGACGACATCCAACTTATTATTAACAAAGCCCGAAGTTGGGGCTAGTACTGATACTTGGGGAAGCAAGATAAATACAGACTTAGACCTTATCGACGGTCTGTTTGATACTGGTCCATATCTAAAGGTTGCCAAAGGCGGTACAGGAGCTGCAACGCTTGATGGCGCTGGCATCGTCACCAAGACTGACACACAGACCCTAACCAATAAAACCCTAACCAATCCCACAGTAACCAACTATGTTGAATCTGTTGTCTCTATCGGTAACTCAGGCACAACCCAGACCCTAGCACTTACCAATGGAACTGTGCAGACAGTAACCATGACAGGTAACTGCACATTCACCATGCCAACTGCTACGGCTGGTAAGTCATTCATTCTGATAGCGGTGCAAGATGGCACAGGGTCACGCACAGCGACATTTACATCTGTTAAGTGGGCTGGTGGAACTGCACCAACATTGACCACTACGGCAACCACAGGGCGAGACATCTTGACCTTTGTGGCTGACGGAACTAACTGGTACGGCACTTACGCACAGGCATTCGCATAATGTTTGCATCAAAAGATACTCTGCTGACAAGACCTAGCGGCTACAACATAGCCCGTAGTGTGCGTTTGCGCTCTAGTGCTAGTGCGTATTTCAATCGGACTTCTGGTACTCCAACAAGCGGTTCTATATTTACTCATTCATTTTGGGTAAAGCGTGGAACTCTTGGGGTTGGAACTGCCTTAATATCTGGAGCAAGACCAACAAACTTTGACAGAATTTATATTCAATCAAACGACACATTGTTATATCAATGGAATGATGGAACATCTAACCTAGCATATGTAGAAACAACTCAAGTATTTCGTGACCCTAGTGCGTGGTATCACATTGTTATAGCAACAGACACAACTCAAGCAACGGCTTCTAATCGTGTAAAAATTTATATAAATGGAGTTCAAGTAACTGCCCTTACTTCTACAACATATCCATCACAAAATTCAACTTCTTATTTCAATACAAATGCTGTAACTTTAAACATAGGTAGAAGCACAAACGCAACCTTTTACCTAGACGGCTACCTAACCGAAATCAACTTCATTGACGGACAAGCCCTAACCCCATCTTCATTTGGTGAAACAGATTCAATTACTGGCGTATGGAAACCAAAAGCATATTCTGGTACTTACGGCACAAATGGCTTTGAACTGAACTTTAGCGATAACTCTAGCAACACGGCTACGACTATCGGCAAAGACTACTCTGGCAACGGCAACAACTGGACACCTAACAACATTAGCGTGACTAGCGGTGTTACTTATGACAGCATGGTGGACTCGCCTACTGTGGGTGCTACAAGTAGTAACTACTGTGTATGGAGTCCTATTGATAAAGGAAGCGTCACAGTTACCAATGGAAACCTATCGGCTGTTGCGACTGCTGATGTAGCCGCATTGCGTGGAACTATGGGTTTGCCTCAGTCTGGTAAATGGTATTGGGAAACAACTCTAAGCGCACAAGGTTATGGAACAGGATTAGGCATTGCAGACAATGCGTGTCCTATTTCCAATTTCAATGCTGGTTCTACTCAATCAAGAACATTCCAATGGGGAAGTTTTAGTGGTGGAGTAACGCTTTACGGAACAAATCAAAGCGTATTAAGCGGAACAAGTTGGGCTGGCGCAAGTCAAGTTGCGGCTAATGATGTTGTGATGATTGCTGTTGACATGGACAACGGCTCTATGTGGGTTGGTAAAAACGGCACTTGGTTTAATTCAAGTGGAACAGCCAATCCAGCAACAAACACAGACCCTCGGTGGACAGGCTTAACAGGAACTACATGGTTTCCAGTTTATGCGTCTTATGGTACTGGTTCGCCTCCTACTGCTAACGCCAACTTCGGTCAACGCCCATTTGCCCACACACCCCCAACTGGCTTTGTTGCTCTAAACACCTGTAACCTACCCGCATCAACCATCAAGAATGGTGCGGCTTATATGGCGGCTACTGTTTATAGTGGTAACTCACCATCTTCACAGACTGTTAGCAATGCTGTTAATAGCGTGTCGTTTCAACCAGACTTGGTGTGGCAAAAATCTAGAACACAAACATATAGCAATGTTTTGTATGACTCTGTGCGTGGTGTTCAGAAACGCTTATCAAGCAATGAGACTGCCGCAGAAAGCACAGCATCAACAGCAGTAACCGCTTTTACATCATCAGGATTTACAACTGGTGCTGATGGTGAAATGAATGACCCAACAGGTGGTTCTAATAACCATGTGGCATGGATGTGGAAAGCAGGAACAACATCCGCATCTAACACTAACGGCTCTATCACATCAACTGTAAGTGCGGGTGCTACGCAAGGGTTCTCAGTGGTGACATTTAGTGGAGCGTCTGCTGGAACAGTTGGGCATGGTCTTGGTGTAGCCCCCAAGATGATTTTTATAAAGACCAGAACAACAGTCTTGGGTTGGTATGTTTACACAGAAACTATTGGTGCAAACGGTTGGTTGCAGTTAAACACTTCTGCCGCCGCCGTCACAGGAAATCCTGCCGCATTTGGTGGAACAGCACCTACATCAACTGTATTTAGCTACGGTTCAGGTTTAGCTGGAACTGGAAATTACGTCGCCTACTGCTTTTCCGCAGTAGCAGGGTATTCAGCCTTTGGGTCATACACGGGTAACGGGTCTGCTGATGGTCCTTTTGTTTATACGGGGTTTAGGCCAAGGTTTATTATGATTAAAGGCTCATCTGATGCTGACAGGGCATGGGTGATGCTTGATACAAGTCGCAATACAGCCAATGTAATGAACCTTAATTTGTATGCAAACGCCTCTGACGCAGAAGCAACAGATACAAGGGCAGATGGCTTATCTAACGGATTCAAAATAAGAGGCACAGGCACTTGGGTAAATAATTCTTCATCCACATACATTTACGCTTGTTTTGCCGAAAACCCATTCAAATATTCTCTTGCAAGGTGATATATGTTTAAACACAACAACCAAACCATCCCACTCGATACTCCATTCACCATCAATGGAACTTCATATCCTGCAAATTGGCTACGCCTGACAAGCCTTGCTGAGAAGCAAGCAGTCGGCATTGAAGAGGTTGCAGATGAAACCACAACCTACAACGATCAGTTTTACTGGGGCGTAGACAGCCCTAAACTCTTGAACGACAGGGAAGAGTCAGACCAAGACGGCAATCCCATGTATGTCAAGGTGCTAGGCACAGTAGACGGCAAGCCAGCAATGGTTGACTCCACAGAACGATTGGTCACCAAGGGATTGAAGTCAAACTGGACTGCACAAGTCAAAGACACGGCTAACAAGTTATTGGCTCAAACCGATTGGATGGTCATTCGTAAGGCAGAGCGTGATGTTGCTATACCTACGGCTGTTGCCACTTACAGAGCTGGCGTGATAACTGAATGCGCAAGACTTGTTGCTGCAATAGCTGGTGCAGCAGATGTACCTGCATTGATCACCGTTGTGACCAATCAGAACTGGGGTGAGCAGCCATGACGAGTGAACACACAACTGAAGGCGCTGCTGCAATCGTTGCCAAGGTAGCACCGCCAGTCGGAGTATCCCTTGCAAGTGTCGCTGGCTATCAGGTCAGCGAGATATTGATATGGGCGACTCTGATCTACACCGTCTTGATGATTTTGCACAAGCTGTATCAAATATACAAAGACATAAAGAAGTGATGTGTTTGATCCCATTACCATTGGCGCTGCTTTCAAGGCAATGCAACTGGCTTATGACGGGATTACATACTGCTGTGATGCCTTGTCTCAGGGCAAGGTCGCTGTACAGAAGATAAAGAAGGCAACCGATGATGCCCAAGCAATCGCAAAGGAAGTCAAAGGGATATGGGGATTCTTTAGCGGACTATTTGGTGGCTCAAAGCCAGCCGAGTCCAAGCCAGCATCCACAGACGAAAAGCCTGTGGCGAAAAAGAAGGAAACCTACACAACCCACATTCCTAATGAAGCCGAGATCGTCCAGCAATTCATTAAGCACTTAGGTGCTTTTTTCAGACACCACAAGGAGTTAACCGAGTATGTGGAAATCAAGTATGAAGAAGTATTTGCAAGTAGTGACCCAGACCCTGAGACGATTCTGGAACTCTCTGTTTACAAAAACGAACTAGACCAGAGCTATGTCAAGTTGAGTGGAATGATGAGGGGTGCGAGTGTGCCTTATCAACTCGGACCACTCTGGGAGAACTACAACAGTATCTACTCTAAGGTTCAAGCAGAACAACAAAAACGCAAGGAACAAATTAGAATTAGGAGACAGATAGAGGCTTACAGACAAGAAAGGTTCAGACAAGAAAAGATTGAGCTTGGCATGGGATTGTTTATCACGCTGCTCGTAGTTTCTTGGCTATACGCAGTATGGATAAATTCATTTATCGAAGCATTCTGATCCTTGTGTGTGTAATGCTGACGATTGTCTTAATCATCACGCCAGTCTTGATCAGTATGTGGATCAAGATACAAAAAGCCGAGATTAGGTTGGAGAAAAAAGAGAGACAAATAAACCGACAATTAAGGTTAATGGAAAGGCAGAGCAATGAATGACTTACTCAATCTTCTCAAGGGTGTCGCACCCACGCTGGCAATGGCTGTCGCTGGTCCTATGGGTGGCGCTGCTGTTACCGCTTTGGCTAGTAAGTTTGGCGTGTCTGATAGCGTTGATGCCGTTGCAAAGGCTATTGCTGGCGATCCAAAGGCTGCTGAAAAGATAGCAGAGCTTGAGCTGGAGATGGCGAAGATTGATGCAGCCAATACTGCCGACGCAAGGAAGATGAATTCAGAGATTCAGAACTCTGCCACAGCGTCTTGGTTAGCAAAGAATATTGCCTATGTCATAGACACATCAATCATTGCTGGCGCTCTCACCATGACCTTTGTGGTGTTTATTATTGGCGTACCAGAGCAAAACAAGTCAATGGCTTTCACGGCTTTGGGATCGTTGTGGACTCTGACGGGTACGGTAGTGAACTTCCATCGCGGTAGTTCTGCTGGTAGTAAGGCTAAGACTGACGAACTTATGAAAGGTGCAAGATGATTGAGTTACTTAGAGAGTTATTGCTTGCAAGGGCTAACCGTCCAAAGCCAACTGTGGAAGAGGTCGAAGTCCAAGTATGGGCTTTCGTCGTCAGGGCAATTACCGTGATGGTGCTTGGCATTGCGTTTGGTGTCTTGTACCTGATCGGGTTTGAGAAGCAAGACGCTGAACTCGCACCTATCGACGGTGTATTCCTTGAAATCTTGAAAGCCATTGCGTTTATGGGTGTCGGAACGATGGGCGGTATCTCAGGACGCAAGGCATCAGCAGCCATTGCAAAAGCCATTGTGGGAGAAGATGATGCAACTAAGTGAACACTTTAGTCTTGAGGAGGCGACGCACTCTGATACCGCAACCCGTTTGGGTATCAATAACCAGCCTTCGCCACAGCAGTTAGAGAACATGAAGAAGGCTGCTGCTGGCATGGAAGAGGTCAGGAAGTTACTTGGCAAGCCAATCAATGTAAATTCTTGGTTGCGTCTACCAGAGGTAAATGTCGCTGTGGGTGGATCGAAGATCAGCTCACACATGGACGGCTGGGCGATTGACTTCACCTGCAAGGACTTTGGTAATCCTTTAGCGGTCTGTAAGGCTATCGAGGCAGCAGGTATCAAGTTTGACCAGATGATCCATGAGTATGCGTCTTGGACACATATCTCCTTTGCGCCTGAGATGCGTGGGCAGAAACTCACCATCTTTAGACCTCAAAACAAATACGCAGTCGGCTTGCTGAGTCAAGAGGAATACGCTAAGGCTCTATGACGAACTTCTACCAGCAGCTCCAGACTCCAGCCGTACCCGATCTGCCTAATCCGCAGGATCGGTATGACCGTCTGACTGTTGCGCAGACGAATGGTGCTTTGCGCACCTTCTTCTTGAAGTTGACAAATGCCTTGCAGTCCCTTGCGTCTCCTCGCGGTGGGCGGTTTATCAATATGCCTTACGGGGCATTCCAAGACACCACAGACCAAACGGCTACGGCTAATACCGCCACGGTGATGACATTCAACACGACTGACTACGCCAATGGGGTGAGTGTTGCGTCAAACTCTAAGCTGACCGTGGCTCAGGCTGGCATCTATAACCTTCAGTTTAGCGTCCAGTTTGATAATGCAGACACGCAAGAGCACGATGTAACGATCTGGTTGCGTAAAGACGCATCTGGTGCTGGAGTTGACATTGCTGGCTCTGCTGGACTTGTAGGTGTTCCAAGTAAGCATGGCATTTTCAATGGTCATGTCATTGTTGGATGGAACTACTTTATTTCCCTCAACGCAAACGACTTTGTAGAGATATGGTGGTCAACACCAGACACCAACATAACCATCCAAGCCTACGCAGCAGGAACAAGCCCGACTAGACCGTCGACGGCATCAGTCGTGGCGACAATGACATTTGTATCCAATCTTTCAGCATAATTGACCTATGGCACTCGTACCAATCAAAATCCCTGCTGGCGTTTACCGCAACGGTACAGAGTACCAGTCTGCGGGGCGCTGGTATGACTCGAATCTTGTGCGTTGGTTTGAGAACACATTGAGACCTTGGGGTGGGTGGCGTAAGCGCTCAACCTCACAAATGACTGGTGTCAGTCGTGGAATGCTCACTTGGCGTACTAACTCAGATGAACGCTACATCGCTGCTGGCACGCCTACAAAGCTCTACGCCATGAGCGAGGGTGGTGTCTTGAAGGACATTACGCCTACAACCTTTACGACTGGCATCACAGACGCAACGCTAAAGACTGGTTACGGCTACGGCACTTACGGCTCTTCTGCCTACGGTGTGGCGCGTCCAGACTTAGGTGCAATCATCCCAGCGACTACTTGGTCGATGGACTCATGGGGCGAGTATCTTGTGGCGTGTTCAAGTGCCGATGGACAGCTCCTTGAGTGGCAACTAGGATTTACCACGCCAACAAAGGCTGTTGCCATCACTAACGCGCCAACGAGCTGCGAGGCTGTGATGACTACGGCAGAGCGCTTTGTATTTGCCCTTGGCGCGTCAGGCAATCCACGCAAGGTTTCATGGTGTGACCAAGAAAATAATACAGTCTGGACACCATCCACAACGAATCAGGCTGGTGACTTTGAACTTAACTCAGTAGGCTCTCTGAAGTGCGGTAAGCGCGTCAGGGGTATCAATCTTCTCTTTACCGATGTCGATGTCCACGCTGCTACCTACATTGGACTGCCTTATGTTTACTCCTTTGAGAAGGCAGGATCAGGCTGTGGCGTGATCTCCTCTCAGGCAGTAGCAGCCATTGATACCGCAGCCATTTGGATGTCTAAGTCAGGCTTCTGGGTCTACGACGGCTATGTCAAGCCCTTGGTGTCGGATGTTGGCGACTACATCTTCCAGAACATCAACTACAACCAGTCAAGCAAGGTCTACGCAGTACACAACTCGAAGTATGGCGAGATCATCTGGTTTTACCCGTCTAGCGCCAGCAATGAGAACGACTCCTATGTGGTGTACAACTACCGCGAAGGGCATTGGGCTATTGGTAGTTTGGCTCGGACTGCTGGAACTGACAGGGGCGTATTCACCAATCCTTTGATGATCTCGTCTGACGGCTACATCTACGAGCACGAAGTGGGTTTTGCCTATGACGGCTCAACTCCTTACGCTGAGTCTGGTCCTTACGAGATCGGTAACGGGGACAACATCATGTCGGTGCGTCGGGTTATCCCAGACGAGCAGACTCTTGGCGAGGTCGTCGTGTCCTTCAAGACTCGGATGTATCCAATGGATACTGAGACGACTTATGGACCGTATTCCGCAGCTCAACCCACAGATGTGAGGTTCGCTGCCAGACAGGTCAAGGTCAGGTATACAGGCAATGTCTTAGAGGACTGGCGCGTTGGCGTTAACCGATTTGATGTTGTCGCAATGGGTAAGCGGTGACTTAGAATTGAGTCAAGAATTAAGGGCTGGAAAAGTGCCTGTGTGTATCCGAGAGGACTACACCGTGTACTTGGAGTTCTTTAGGGGTAATTTGTGGATTCATGTGGACATCAAGAGATGGTCTTCTGGAGTCAAAAAGGACTGCTTAAAGAGCATTGCTCTGATTGAGAATTTAATTGGGAAGCCTCTCGTCGCGCTGATACGCGAAGAAGACATCAAACTTGCAAGATTTGCCAAGTCATTTGGCTGGTCTGAGAAATGTCAAATATCACTATTAGACGGATCGAAGGCTTTTATCTACACCAACAAGGTGTGACAAGGGAGATGATATGGGTGGAGTAGTAAGCGATGTAGTTAGTGGCGTTGGTGACCTCGGTCAAGGTGTCATTGACACCGTTAGCGATGTTGGTGCAACCATTGACGACGAGGTTCTTAATACCGATCTTGGCAAAGCAGCACTACTTGCTGCTGGTGCTTATTACGGTGCGCCATATTTAATGGGAACTGAAGGCGCTGCATTGTCTGGTGCAAATGCAGCAGTCGCTGCCGATAACGCATACCTTGCTAGTCAGGCTTTAACTCCAGCACAGGCTGCTGCTGCTGCTGCCAGCTCGGTTGAGGCATCTCAACTGGCGGGGCTTACTGGAAGTACAACCACGCCAAGCATTTATGACCAAGTAATAAGTCAACTCAATCAATATCCAACAACACTACCTCCAACAACTACACCGACAGTACCAACTGGAACTGTTGCTAATGCTGGTCTGCCTAGCGCAATCCCTTCAGCCGTTACAACTGCTGGCGAAATGACTGCACAGCAGACGGCTGAAATGATAGCTAAAGAACAGGCTGGCTCTACTGGTTTGCTTGGTGGCGCTCTTAACTGGGCAACTGCAAGCCCACAAAACGCATTAACGGCAGCAAGCCTTGGCTTAACGGCTGCAAAGGCTTTGGGTGGCGGTACAACATCCACATCGTCATCTAGCGTTGATCCAGATGTCAAAGCAGCGTATTTGCGCAACCTCGAAGAAGCCAGAGCGACGGCTGCTGGCTTAGGTCCTAAGCAGTTCGCAGCATTCCCTAAGTACAACTTGGGCATGGTTCAGAAGTACATGAACCCCTATGAGCAACAGGTAATCCAAGGAACTCTTGGAGACATCGAGCGTGCTCGTCAAGGTCAAATATCTGCTGAAGGCGCAGCAGCCACAGCAGCAAAAGCCTTTGGTGGTTCGCGCCAAGGCGTAACCAGATCGCTGGTCGATGAAGCAGCACTACGCAATGCAACCAATGCCGTTGCTCAGTTACGCCAGACTGGTTTCACTCAGGCTCAAAACCTTGGTCTATCACAAGAGGCATTGCGTCAGCAGTATGAGCAATCTAAGCTCGATGCAGCTCGCAACTTAGGACTTGAAAGACTTGGTGTGTCTCAAGGCGCATTAAGCCTTCAACCATCGGCTGGAACTCAGTCAGCACCACTTTATACAAACCAAGCCACATCAGCGCTTGGTGGCGCATTGGGTGGCGCTAAGTTAGGTTCTTTAATTGGTGGTGAAAAGAATCCAGAATATGCAGCATATGGTGCTGGACTCGGTGGATTACTTGGTTTCCTGTAAGGGGTAAATGATGGCAACACAAGACTTTAGCGGTTTACTCTTTGGTGGTGGCGGTACTGGACTCGAAGACTATTTGAGCGCTGGACAGCAACAGGCTATTAGCAATCAGGCAATGCTACAAGCAGCAGCAGCCTTGCTATCTGCTGGCGGTCCAAGCCGTACCCCTATCTCTTTAGGTCAAGCCCTTGGCGGTGCTTTGCAAGCTGGTTCTCAGGGTTATCAGCAAGCACAGCAAGGTGCTATACAGAATCTTTTAACTAGACAAAAGTTACAAGAAACAGAGCGTGCAGCGCAGATGCGCAAACTGTATCCGCAAATATTTAAAGAGACGATTACTCCAGAGCAGATGACTATTGCTGGAATTCCAGCGAGGGTTGTGCGTGATGACGAGGGCAACTTGATGCCCAATGCGCAGGTCACACCAGCGCAGAGACAAATAACCATTGATCCAAGCAAACTGCAAGCATTGACGGCTCTGTCTTCTGACCCGTTAGCGACATTGGCTACCGTGTCTAAGCTAGTCCCAGACTTGCGTCGCGCAGGATTCTTGACAACTGGCGTACAAGATAATCCCTTTACGATCTTTACGCAAGACCCAACAATTCCTGCAAGCATCAAGAATGTGGCTGCTCAGTACGAAAAAAGCTACGCTGCTGGAACGCTTGATCCAGAGAAGGCAGACGAGCGTATTCGTCAATTAGGCGAGAGTGTTCGTAGTGCACAACAATTCCAACAAACTAAAGCGCAACAAGAGTCACAGTTTGCGCAAACTGCTGCTGGTAGAGAAGAAGCAAGGATTTTTGCTAAACAACAAGCTGACGCATTACTTTCACTAAGACAGGCTGCCGAGGCTAATAAGCCAGAGACTTTCTCTTATGCGCAAAAGAAAGAGTTTGATACTGTGCAAAAGACATTGACAGAAGCCAAGTCAGCAGAGGACAGCGCATTCATTGCGGATCGTGCTGCACCTTTGATCTCTGAGGCTTACACAGGCAAGATTGAGGCTGGTGCTAAGGGCTTGCTAGGTGCTTTGGGAGTATCCACAGCAGCCAAGGAAGCCAATGACAGATTAAGTCAACTGTCTCAGCAACTTGCGTTGAAGACTCCTAAGTTTAGTGGTCCAACTTCTGACGCTGACGCAAAACGCTACGACAAGGCTGTTGGTGACTTGGCGAATCCAAGCATTACGCCTGAGTCTAAGGTTCAAGCGTTGCAGGACATTAAGAAGTTGGCAGTTAAAGCTGCCGACTACGCACAACAGCAAGAGAACTACTACTACGCCAATAACAAGAGTCTTAAAGGATTCAAGTACACACCGTCTAACCCATTCGGACAGTAATCATGGCAACCTTAAAACCAACCGCAAAAGATGTTTACCTACTAACTCAGCGTCCAGACCTTGCGTCTAAGTTCGATGAGGTTTACGGTAATGGTGCTGCTGCCGAGGTGCTTTCTAAGGCAAGTCAATCCACAAGTCCTAATGGCGCTGCATTTGGAGTCTTTCCACAAATGCAACCACAACGCAGTTTGAGGTCTGAATCAACTCCAGAAGGTGGAAGTTATACAGGCGCAGCCATTCGCGGTCTTACTCCTCCTTTGGCTACCGCTTTGATGGGAGCGCCATTCGGACCAGTCGGGATGTTGGCGGGGTCATTGGCTTTGCCAGCAGGTGACGCTTTAACTGCCCTACTCAATACCGCTACGGCTGGTGCAGAGAAGGTGACTGGCGGTCAGTATGGACGCATCACACCGCCATCACAGGCTATCCAGAACCTCTTAACTCAAGCTGGAGTACCAAAGGCAGAGACGACTGGTCAGCGTGCCTTAGAGACCAGTTTAGGCGCTATGGGTGGTACTGCCTCACAAATGGCTGGATTACAGAAACTAGCACAGACTGCCGTCTCACCAGTTACTAGGGCAGTAACTCAACAGATGGCGCAAAGACCTTTGGCTCAGACAGCCGTTGCGCTACCTGCTGGCGCTGCTGGTCAGGTGGCTGCTGAAGCAGCTCAACCACTAGGCACTATTCCAGCAATGCTTGCATCGATGGGTGCGTCAACTGTCGTTGGTGGTGCTGGTATGGGTCAAAGAGGCGGTCAAGCACCAACTAGCGCTGAAACACGCGCAGCCAGTATTGCAGAGAAGGCAAGACAGTTAGGCTTTACGGGTGAGACTGCATTGACTCCAGCTCAGGCTGGTACAAGTAGAACGGCTCAGATATTTGAGGCTGCTGGATCGACTCTGCCGTTTTCCTCTGGTCAGTTTGCGAGACGCTATGGTTTGCAATCAGACTATGCACAGAGCATCATCAACAAGGTCGCAGACATCTTTGGCGGTATGCCAGCACAACCAGACACGGCTTTCTCGTCTGGGGCTAGTGCTGTCAAGAGTGCTGCACAACGCAATGTTGACAAGATTGGTAGTGGCATTCGTGAGGTTGCATCACAGACTGATATTGATTTGTCTCAAGTTCCAAAGTTTCAAGAGTCAATTCTTAACGCTAGAAAAATATTGTCTTCTATTCCTCCAGCATTACGCAAAGACCCATTATTTGAGAGCTTTGAGCAGTTCTACTTTGGCAAGCCAAACGAGGAATTGAAGGCGATGGTGGACTCTGCCTTACAGCAAGCAGGAGTCAAGCCCACAAGCCCTAATTACAGGGCTATGGAAGCCAATTTTAGAAAGCAGTTAGTCGATAGTGGCATCCCTGAGTTTGAGTTTCTTGGATACCAGCAAAAGGGTTCAATCGCTGGTAACGACTACCAAGATCAGCGCCAACTCTTTAGCGACTTGGCTTATGCAAACAGGGGAACTAAGGTCGGTGAGGCATTTAGGACTTTGCGTAACTCCTTGGACGACGCAAGGGATAAGACTTTTGAGCTTGCTGGCATGGAAGACCAGATCAAAAAACTAAAAGATTTACGAGGCTCTTACGGTGACGCTTTGGACTTGAGAGATAGGCTAAAGAATGCTGGTGACAAGACTGCTGTGAACTATGTCATAAGCAACCAAGATCAGTTAGCTAACAAGGTTTTACCGTTGTTAACTGAGGCTGAGAAGAAGTCTCTGTCTCAGGCAATTCTTGCTGATATTCAGCAGTCGTCTATGTTTCCTACTGGCGAGATGGACATCACCAAGTTTGGACGCAATCTTATTAAGGATGTCAAGGCATCCCCCACGACGCTGCCACAGATTCTTGGCGCTGAGAACGCACAAACATTGACTAACTTGGCTGAAGTAGCTCAGTCTGCATTGAAGGCTAAAGTGCCGACTTCAGGCAGTTCAGAGCGTATGACCATGACTGGTTTACTTACCTCGATGCCAGCCAAGTTTGGCGCGTCTGTCGTTGGCGGTACAGCTCTGACAGGTGAACCCGTACTTGGTCCAATGCTCTCGCTTGGCGTGCCTCCTTTGGCTACCAAGGCGTATCTGTCACCAGCAATGCAAAACATCTACGGCAACACGCTAGACCCATTGTTTAACTACATGGCTGCACCAGTCGATCCGATGTTGCGTTATATGGGCGGTACTGGTCTGCTTAATACCCAGACTGCGCAACCCGAACCGTATCGTATTGAACTCAACAATATGCTGCCTAGCAGGGACTAAACATCCCCATAAAAAGCAGCCGTCAACGGATCGCGCTTAACCTTACGCTTGAGCTGGCGTTGACGAGCAAGACGAAACTCTTTCTCGTCAATGCTCTCGCGCTCTCTGCACTTCTTGATTCTGGCTCTATTGCTCACAGGCTCAGGCTTGTCTGCATCGACTCCAATGCCGTACCTCCAGACAGCTATCCAGCCGTTTGCCTGTGCTCTACGCCACGACTGGATGTGGACAGCACCTTCTTCCTTGAGCTTTTGCAGCATATCCCTGCTAGACCTTAGCGTGCAATGAAGGAGGTCTGCCAACTCTCTGCTGGTGTAACCCTTCTGAGAGATAAGGGCAACCAGTTTTGGCATTCTGGTAGACCTCATTTGTCATCTAGTCCAAAGTACAGGACTGCAAAGATAACCGCCAGTCCAATCAAAGCACCCATCACCAGCAAGACGATGATGGTCAGGATATTTTCAATCATAGTTAAGCCCTTTCAGTTTTAACTCAATATTCCTTGCTGTCTGCTCAATCTCGCAACCTCCTTTGCCGTAGGCTATACACTTGTGTATCTCCTCTTCGGTGAGGGATACCCACGGCTTTTTGTAGGTCTGGATGTCGTCGTCGTCCACAACCTTGCGGTGCGGGACTGATATTCCTATGTGTCGTGTCATGTGTTGACCTCTTTAAGTTTGTCTTGTATTGCTTTGGCAAATTCAATTTGTCCGTTGACTTGATGACCTCCACGCCACTCTTTTAAAACTTCTTGGTAGATGTCTAATATTTGGTTGGTGTTTAGGTCAACCCATGTGCGTTGTGGTTTATCTTTAGCAAGAACATATTTCACATCTGTTTTATCTATTCTGTGACTGCACCAAGTTATTCCATCATGGTCATCGTATGGGACATCACAATCAGGATCATCACAGATTTGCAAATAAATCACTTTTGGCACTCCGTGTCTCATACCGTCTTCTCCTCAATGGCTCTCGCCCTTCGTGACTTTATCTCAAGTACAACCATGTCGAGTGCCTTCTCTAGTTGCGCAATGGTGGTGATCTCTAGCTGGGCGTCGTGGAGTTCCATGACATAGTTGATCGCTGTCAGCTCGGAAGCCTTAGCCACGAATCTATCTTCACGGTTGATACCGCGACGCGATAACTCCAGCAATGCGTCCTGACCTTCTTTTATCTCGTCTTTGTATTCGCGCCCAATGCCAAGGCGAGAGAGGGCTTCAGAGACATTAAGGGCAGAGATGATGGAGTCGATGTCGTAGCGCTTTGCCTGACCCGTCCTGAGCGCTTCCAAGGCACTATGGTTCTTTATCTTTAGATCGAGTACCGCGCTGCCAGTCGCAGAGACTGGCTTAAAACCGTTAATGACCCAAGTAACGGTATCAAGTCTGACACCTTTGGGTTTGTACTTTGACTTCTTTCTCATTGCTGCACAATCATTTGCATCTCTAACTCTTTGACGCGCTCGGTCAACTCTTTGACTGTCAGCTCTGCGATCTCCAGCTCCTTACCGTGAGCGCGTCGTGCCATCTGCATCCCAGCGTCGTAACCCATCATTGCACCTTTGTGAGCTGCTTCGCTAACTAGTTTGGCTATGTCTTGTGGCGACATGATTCTGGCTTTGCCTTCGGCAGCCTTCAAGTAACCAAGCACCATCTCTTCAATTTTCTTTTGAACTGACATGATTAGTACCCCATCGTAAGAATTGCTGCAATCAGACCGACAGATACGCCAGCCAAGAATATGAATGCGCAGTCAACTAACTTGATGCTGTCATCCTTGTAAGGTCCATCTACTTCTAGGTTTTGTGTGTAGTTCTGGTGTTTCATTCGTCGCTTTCAGAGTTAAATTTTGTGAGGGCTTCTTCGCAGATGTGATCCACGATGCTTTGCATAAGAAGATGAGCGATGTCAATGTCACCACAAAAGGCATTGACCAGATTCATGCAAGCAGGGAAGTCTGGCGCTTCCCCGTGGTTTAGTTCTTCGGGTTCGTACTCCAAGAGGCAGTCGAGTTCCACACCTTCCACTTCGCAGTTAAATTTGTACAGGGTTTCGGTCATGTTTAAAAACCTTTAATGATTTCAAAACAGATTTTTGCTTCACGATTAAATGCTTTTCTAGAAGAACCAGAAAAATCAAAACCTAATGCACCCATTTTGTTTTGAACTTGTATCGCTGTATCTGCATCAATTTTGAGTAAAGCCATAATGTCACGAGTTGCTTGATTCATATTTACCTCTTAGTTGCGTTGTTGATGAGTGAATCATATCAGGTTTGACTACATCATCAAGAACTATTTATTAGACCCTACAACTTTGTCGGGTATTACCGCCATAAAATAGACCATGACAGGGTGTAGTTTCCCTGTCGGCTGTGCCTTATGTCTCCGCAAGAGGTGCAGTTGCCTTGATAGGGGGGCTAGGTGACAGGACTTAGCCTCCCTTTTTTTGTCTGCCTTGTTCAACTCGTCAATTATGAGTTAACATTCTAGCCATGAACTACATAACCGAAATTATCGAACGCGCTGAGAAAGCAGGGTTCAAGATGGCAGATATATGCCGTGAGGCTAGCATTGATCAGGCTCAGATGTCTCGATGGGTAGCTGGGCATACTGTGCCCTTGGTCTCCTCCATTGAGAAGCTCAGAACTGCAACCGATCGGCTCATTGAGAAACGCATCGAAGACTTGAAAGTGGGTCAGGAATGATTAGAACTATGGGGGTGGACGCAGGTGCAAATGGCGCGTTTTCTTTATTTATTGACGGCAAGTTTGATCGCGTTGTCGATATGCCTGTTGTGGAAGTCACCAGAGGTGGCAAGAACAAGCGACAGGTCTCTGCACAGGGAGTCGCAAGCATTATCAAGGTCTTCGCCCCTACGCACGCATTTGTCGAGCGCACAGGCGCAATGCCAAACCAAGGCACAACCTCGATGTATGCCTTTGGTAGAGCTGCTGGAATCATTGAAGGCGCACTTGCGTCGTTTGCTGTCCCCGTCACCTATATCAACCCAGCAGTCTGGCAAAAGGCTACTGGATGCGCAAAAGGAAAAGACGCAATCAGACACCGTTGCATGGAACTGCACCCAGAGCACCAGCACTTGTTTAGTCGCGTGAAGGACTCAGGTCGGGCAGACGCAACCATGATGGCTTACTACGGGGTGAATAAGGTATGAATGACGAACTATCAGCATTTCCATTAAAAGATTATTCCGAAGGAATGACTTTACGAGATTACTTTGCAGCCAAGGCTATGCAAGCATTTGCTAGTCGCTCTGACTACATTGCTTGTCCAGATGAGTGCATTGCTATTGATGCGTATTCTTTGGCAGATCAAATGATGAAGCAAAGAGAAAACAAATGACCCATCAAGAGATAAAAGAACTTGCAGGGCACAGGGCTGTGTCACCTTGGGTGATGAAGCTCGTTAATGATGCTGTGATGAAGGAAAGAGAAGCCTGTGCTGCTATCTGCGACGAGTTGCATGAAGCAAGGGCTGGAGATCACAACTACTTTAAGTTTGCAGCAAATGCAATAAGAGAACTGAGAGCAAAGCAATGATCGACGAAGAACGCAACGCAATGCGCGAGCACATTGTCTGGCTCACCAAGGAGCTGGAGGACACCAGAACAAAACTCAAGTTAAGAGACGAGTTGCTCTCTGAGTTACTCGATCCAGAGCAGCTCGGT